GCACTTGTAGCCAATATTGAGGTAGGTTCTGCTACCGCTTCTGCTGTAGCTACAACGTTACCCTGTTGTACTGTAGCAGATACACTGCCTGTTGACAGGTTAGCATCAGCTATAATAGTAGCATCGCCTATGGTTGTAACACCATCGTTACTGTCAGGCGATACAAAAGCCTCTGCTATAATACTTACTTCATCTCCACTTACAAGTGGGTCATCTGTAATACAGGTAGCTTCTATACCTGTTAGGGTTGCTACTGCTTCAGCCTTAACCTCTGCTGTTCCTACTGCAGTTGTACCAGCTACACCAGTTGTATTAGTGTTTGCTTCTGCTATTACATTAGGTGTGCCTGCCTGTGTAACCCCTTCTACGGAGCTAGGAACTACATTAGATAGGGCAGTGATACTTACAGAGTTAACATTTCCTGTGGCTGTTACACCTGCAGGTAAAACTACAGCCTCACTAATAACAGTAACATTATCAAGGCTGCTTGTAGCAGAAACTCCTGTAAGTACACCTGTAATAGCATCTGCTTCTACTGTAGGTACACTTATAGCACCATTAGCTTGTAAGCCTACAACCTCAACAGTAGTACGTGAGCTAACGTCAACGCCTGTGTCTATTGCACCTGTGCCTACAACACCAATGAGTAAAACCGTAGGGCTGGCCTGCTCATAGCTTTCACCAAAGGTAGCTACTGAGAAAGGATTAGTTGAGTAGGCCATGCTTTACTCCTTATGCAGCAGCATCACTTGAGAGTACACCATACCAGTTTGTACCACCATCACGTGTATGGAAGACCAACACATCAGTTTCACCACTTGCAGGAGCATCTGGGGCTGTACCACCTGCCCATTTAACTGAGGCAGGCCATGTGACTGTTGAGCCGTTGCCTGTTAGCTGTAGGATGAAGCCGACAGAAGTGCCGCTATCAACTGCACTAAACGTAAATGTTGTATTGCCAGACATAGATAAACTAAATGCACCACTTGTGTCTGCGTCTATAGTTACGCTTGTGCCTGACTTGGCAGTGTAAAATTCTTGCCAGCTTTGTGCTTTTGCTTTGTTGTTTACATAAAATTGTTTATTGTTATAAACACGCACCCAAGTGCTGTCTTCCATGTATATGCCACCAGCGTAGGTATTGTTATACCACCCCGTAGCACCTATAGACCTAAACCAATCATCTGCAAGAGCCTGATTAGCTGTCATGTTATTTGAATAACTGTTTACATGATAACCAGCACCGTTAGTAAGCTGATTGTTATTTGTAATATAGTTAGCGTTGGTAGCGCCTGTGTAACCTAAATCACCAAGAGTTAAAGTACGAGTACCCATGCTGGTAATAACACCGTCTGTGACGAAGATATTATCAATAATAGTTGAGCCAGAAGTATTGATGTCGCTGTCAGTGCCAATTACAGTATTGTATGTACCAGACGCTTGCTTACCATCTAGCGCAGTCTGCAACCCATCTACATTTGAGATAACGTGGTTGTGGCTGTCATCCGCTACAGTAACACTAATAGAAGCATTACCAGAGCCATCCCAAGATGTAGAACCTGATGCGTCACCTGTTAGTGAGAGTGTACGTGCTGTGGTCCACTTGTCTGCGTTAGGGTGGTAGCCATCGTCAAATGCAAGGTTGCCAAGAAAAGTAGGTCTTTGGTTAAATGTAAAAGCTGTAGCGTTAAAGTTTAATGAGCCGTAACTGCTGGTATTTCTATCATACGATAGAATATAACCTTCACCACCAGAGATACCCATCTCAACAGCTAAGTCGTTTCCAGATGTGCCTGTGTTAGTGTTCCACCACCCAGTAGCACGTATTTGTCCAGTAGACTTTATGTCATCCTGAACAAGTAGATCACCCGTCATAGAGTTTGCGCCAGTGGCACTCAAAAAGCGGCTATCAGCTTCACTTTCAGTGTAGTAGCGACCATCGTGCGTATGGCTGTCATCCGCTACAGTAACACTCAAAGAAGCATTAGAACTACCATCCAAAGATACACTACCAGATGCATCACCAGAGAGTGACAGCGTTCTAGAGGTAGTCCATGCGTCTGCATTAGGGTGGTAGCCATCGTTAAATACACGCTGTAATCCAGAACCTTCATCTACCTTAAATTGACCATTGATGGTTTTCTGTACATCCCAGTTACCCCAATCTCCGTCTAGAAAACCGTAAGTGCCTCCATCACCGTACAACTGAAAACCAAAAGCACCAGAGCTGTTTTTCATAAACAAGCCTATAGCAGGGTCTGTAGTGGGAGTAGCTATGTTTAGGTTTCTACTTGTGTCTTGGAAGTCACGAGCAACAAAAAGACTATCCGCCTCTGTCTCAGTATAGTAACGACCATCGTGCGTATGGCTATCATTAGCTACAGTAACACTAAGAGTAGCATTGCCAAGATTAGTGAATGTAGCAGAACCTGACGCATCGCCTGAAAGCGTCAACGTAGGATCAGCAGTTGCAGTTGTTGCAATAGACACGTTACCAAGGTTGGTCATTGTGCCAGAGCCAGTAACAGCGCCTGTCAATGTGACTGTAGGATCAGATGTAGCAGTGGTGCTAATGCTGATATTGCCAGAACCATCAAAGTTAGCGTTGCCTGTAACAGCACCTGTTACTGCAATGTTACGTGCTGTAGCCAATGAAGATGCTGTAGTAGCATTACCACTCAATGCACCTGTAATAGTACCTGCACTAAAGTTACCTGACGCATCACGGGCTACAACTTTAGATGCTGTGTTATTTGGTGTGGCATCTACGCCAATCGTAAGAGCGGCACCCTCTGAACCTGCAGCACCACCTGTGACATAGTTACCTGAAGCTACAGAGCCTACGTAGTTACCTGTAGTGTCAGTGCCAAGTGCTACAGAGTTAGGCTGAATAGTAGTTGTAATAGAAGCATTACCTGTACCGTTAACGCCAGTAACACTACCAGTGACATCACCTGTCAAGCTGATAGTACGTCCTGTTGCCCAAGCTGTTGCAGTAGCTGCATTGCCTGATGTGTCTTGGTTGCCTGTTGTGTTAACGCCGGGCAAGTTAATGCTTGCTGTACCATCAAACGATACACCACCAATGTTACGTGCTGTCTCAAGAGCAGTAGCAGTATCGGCATTACCTGTTACATCACCAGTGACATTACCTGTTACACTTCCTGTAAGAGATGCTGCCACACTATTAAATGTTACATCAGAGGTTGTCTCTACAGCCTGACCAATGTTAATGCCTGAACCGTCTACAGTAACACCTGTACCTGCGTCAGCAGAGAATGTAGTACCTGTTAGTGTGATACCGTTGCCTGCACTATATACAGCAGTTTCAGCAATAACAGTAAATGTAATGTTAGTAGTACCAAACGTAATAGTACCACTAGTGTTCATCACATATAATTCACCTGCACCCGTGTCACCTTCTTTAACAAAGAATGCGTCACCTTCACCTAGTGAATCAGGATCGGATGCACCATAAGAGTCAGCATCTGTGGCACGAGTAAGTACCCAGTTAGATGCACCGCCACCCACAGTAGTAACTGTGTAGATACCGTTATGTGCTGCGTTTGTTTGATTATAAATAAGTACACGATCTGCAGAGCTAAGAGCTACACCATCAATAGTAATAGCTGCTTGTGTACCTGCGTTAGTAAGTGTAGCACCTACACCTGCAGTACCGTTGTTATACGTAGCGTTAAGATTGCTAGGTGCCTCAACACGTACTGGTGTATGATAGTGAATACCTGCTGCAGCAATAGTATCAACGTACTGTTTTGTCGCAGCTTGTAATGCAGTCTGAGGATCACGATTAAGTTCAAGATCACCGTCAGCATTAAAGAATGCAGCTTTACCTGCAGGTTGCGTAATAAACACTTCAGCCTGTGCTGTAAGGTTAACGGCACTGCCTGAGTTAGAACTTGCTAAAACGGTAGTACGGGCAAGGAGTGATGAACCTTCTGTCCATGTTCCAAGCCCGACTTCCCAGTTATCAGTGCTAGGCTCTAGTAAAGCGTAATACGTAGTATCACCATCAGACAGAGCAGCAGCAAAAGTCTGAAAGCCATCTAGTGTACCGTTAAGGGTAAGTGTACCCGTACCAGTAGTAGTGGTTGTTTGTTTTACTCTGTCTTTAACTACTAGAGCCATAGTCTATGCTCCTATTAAGCGATACGGATGATAGCGTTTGAAGCGTCTGCAGCAGGAAACTGAATAGTGTAGTCACCATTTGTAGATGTCTTAGTACCACCAAAGTCAATAACTGCAATAGCAGCATTGGAAGCAGAAGCATTATAGATAATACAACCATCTGCAGAAATAGTAGAAGAAGTAAACACTTCATCTGCAATATCAATGATAGCTGTAGTACCGTCTGTTGAGATAGTTACACTGTCTAGAACTTGACCACCTGCTGTGTAACCCGTACCTGTAGCTTCGTCAGAGTTACCAGTTACATCAGAGTAGTTAGTTGTAGCAGCGCCATATGTTCCTGTAGGGGAAGCTTTAATCAATGCCAGTTTAATGGAGTGAGTATCCAAATCATGAGTACCACCCAATAGTTCCGACTTAAAGCTTGTACACATTGCTGTTGTGATAGCCATTATTGGAGTCCTTTGTAAAAAAAAGTATAACGTACTAAAGGGCCAGCCTCAAAAGAGACCAGCCCGATAGATTACTTAAGATTAAGCAGCGTTGTAACGTGCTGTGAGGAGTGCCTCTGGGCGCAGAATCTTGCGACCATAGAGGTGCATACCACGCACGATGTCAGCAAAGCTGTCTGGGTCACGGTAGTTCTCAACTTTGTTGATCTGCTCAGCAGAAGCAACAGCATCGTCCTGACCAGCTACGATAACACCGTAGTTAGTGGACTGTGCAGTTGTACCAGAAGTACCAGCACCTGTACCAGCAGCAGGAAGAGCGTTGGACTGATAAACACGGAAGCCGTGAATGTTGTTCAACACCAGACCGTTTTGCAGGCCAGCACCACCGAAGTCACCGTTCAGCATACGTGAGTCTTCATCTTTCAGCATCTCAATAAATACTGGATCAAGAACAACCCAACGTCCACGTGATTCTACATTTGCTTGATCCATTTTACGAGCCATACGTGCAAGTACAGTCAATGGGGAAACAGTTGTAGCTGACAGGGCAGTTGCACCTGGCAAACGTGGAGCCAATGG